CCTTGAGTCGCCGCCGTATCCCAAGCTCGAACTATCCGAACAATGCTATCGGCATTGAACTCTTGGACAATGATCGCGGCTTTCTCATCGAAGAAGTAGCCTGTACCTGCGTAGACCTCATGCTGCGCTTCCTCCCGGAAGGCGAGAATGCCCCAATCGAAAATCTGCTTTTGGCAGACTTCTAGGTCTTGCCCGACCCAGGTCGGATCCCCACCAATGATGAAATGGCGCGTTCGCCCATCCTCGCATACGCGGCCCTCAGTTTGGAGGTTGATGACCGCAGGCTCAAGGTGGACTTGGCGATTGGCAAGGAAATCGGCGCGACCGTCGTACAGTTGGGCAAAGATGCCATCCGGAATGATTAGGTTTTGCCCGCCGATGACGGCGCAATCTGTCGAGCCAGCGGGAAGCAGCTTCTTGGTTATCTGACGGATCTTCTTGGCTGTGGTCTTCGCCGTATCCTCAGTGCCGTCCAGGTCATCGAAGACGATCAGGCCAGGTCTGAAACTTCCAAGCTTGATACCGCGGGCGGCAACGTCGAGGCCAAGTGCCATGACGTTGAAGCCATGCGCTGTACGGAGCTGATCCTTTCGCCAGCCCTTTTGATTTCCGAAGACGCCGGTAAGACGTTGAACACCTATCGCCTCGAGGTAGTCACCGATCGACTGAACGTGCTCACGAGCCTGGTCTTGAGTCTCGGAAACGTAGAGGACGAAGGGACGGGACAGCTTAGCGCCGACATACGCGACACCTAGTTCAAGCGTCGTCGACTTTGCGCCTCCTCTTCCCCAGATCTCGATGTCAGGATCAGGCGGAGGACAGTTGAATTCTAGTGAATCAAACCAGTCCCAAACACGTTCGTGGCGCTTTGCAAATGGCTTGCTTGCGACGTGGGGGAAATACTGCTTGATCCATGATCGCCAGCCATCCCCTGGATAGAGCGCGTCATAAACCAGCGGATCGCTCTGTGTGTCCATCGTCTCACAAAACTGAAAACCCTCGACCGCGCCGAGCTGTCCCCAAACATCCAAGTCCGGGAGCGGTTCATCCGCTTTTCTCGGTTTCGCTCGTGCCATCGTCTAGAGGGAGCGCGGTCTGGCTCGGAGGTGGTCGCTTACTGGCCCTTTCAGCGGCCTCCATCATTCGAAGCGCCTTGTCCGAAAGGACACCGTGAAGCATCGCCATATCAGCGGCGCTTTGACGATTGAGCCAAGTCTTATCCTGGAAGTGCGCCTGTTGAACCGTCAGCGTTTCAAGTTGCGCATCGAGAAGGTTAAACACCCTCTCCGCTATGCTTTTTTTTTGCGTATGCACCGTATGCATACGGCCATCGGATACGGTCGGGGTTTGAACCTGAATGGCCGTATTTTCCGTATGCATACGGCTATCGGAAGCCGCATTCTTCAGAGAGTCGTGCCATCGCTGAACAGTGCCTTTCGAAAGGCCCAATTCCTTGGCGACTCCACCGATCGTGCCACCGGCGAGAAGCAGAGCAATGCCTTTGGCTTTGATCGCGTCGGGAATCTTCTTCGCCACATTAAAGCCTTGCTCCGCAACCGCAGAAAACGTCGCTCACCTTCGCGGAACTGATCTCCGGTGGGCTGTTGAGCGCGCGCTGAAGTTCGATCATCGAAGGATGGACCGCGCCATATCGCTGGACGACTCCGATGAACTCCTCAACGTCGTGGCCACGCATCGTGAACCTGGGCATCCCGTCGATATAGATCGGTTCACCGTGTCGGTCCATCGCTTGCCCGCAGTGATACAACTCGTGCTCTATGACTGAGCAAACCGAGGTTGGATCCGCTTCGATAAAGAACGGTGCGCAAAGAGTGATCACAAACGTGGGGAGCGCTCCGCCGTGCCACTCATAGTAAAGCGATTCTTGCCACTCTTTCTTCCCCGGTCCGCCGCCTCTCTGGCTTCCAGTCTGTGCGGTAGCAGCGACAACGCGGCCTTGGGATTTGAATGTGTGGCTTGACCAGACGAAGAGAATGGTCGCGAGATTGAGGTGATCGTGGTCGGGATTTGAAAGGGGACCGTCAGGGTCGATGAAGACGGACCTCGCCCATTCGCCGACGTCGTGAGCTGGTTTGAAAACTGGATAGTCAGCTTCCAGGATCTCGGGAGGTGGTTTGAACAAGTCGCACCTGAAATTCCACCGGATTCAAGTTGTTTTGAACCCGGTGGAATGAATGTCTACTACTGGATTTCTCTAGAACCGAAGATCGATGCCCGCGCCAAACGCCCAACCCGTGGGAGTGGATTGACTGACGATCGGTCCGGTTCCGAAATAGAACGTCGCCTGATCCGCAATTGGCTTTCGAAGTCCGACAAGAAAGGCTGCTACGGGAACCTTGCGCCTAAGCGTCATCCCTGCGAATGCATCGAGATCTGCTGACCATCCTCGGCCAAATACGTTGGTGAAAGTCTTAAGGCGGTTTTGTGCTCCTGCGGCGGCTCGGTCTTCGTTTGGGCCCGTCACTCGGTAAAGGAAGCGGACCAGACAGCACCGGCGGGCGGGGTGTCAACCGGAGTCGTGGGATCCTGGACTTGTACATCGAAGAGATTGGGGGTCGGTGCGATCGCGAAGACGTCTCGGTCAATCGTGTACAGGCTCGTTGATCGATCGACGGCCGAGTACTTCACATCGAGGGTCTTACGGATCGTTCCTGCCAGCGCCGCAGCGACAAGGGCAAGGACCAAGAGCACAGCAGCGAATAATCGCCCGAAGGCGGTCGGCTTGATTTTCATGGGGTTATCTCCGAACTGCCCGTCGGGCAGGAGTTGGTCGCAGGGCGGCTCTGCACTGTCCGCCCCACTTCGCGTCATTCCTTCGGGATTCGCGCCGTGTACCTAGCTACTTTCCAGCTGTAGCCGCCACCGGATTTTGAATCCGGCTATTTTCCCCGCGATGGCTTAAATACTGCCAACTGTTGGACCTGCGGTGGTCTGGCTACACCAGGATTCCTTCGAATCGAAGTCCGGGTTCACCACTAAGCAAAGCGTAGCGACGCCATCAGAGCGTCATTCTCCAGAGGTCTTGGGAAGTGCTTCCACCAGTTCTTTCAGCTTCTCAAGAAGCTCCGGTGTATCGTGCATTCGGTAGTACTTGATTGGCCCCAGACTTGCGTTGACGGCGGCAAACGGTCGCGCGATATACCACTTGTAACCCTTGGTTGTCGGTTCAATCGCGGCGAGGCCATGGTCCGACATTAACGCAAGCATGTCGTCTGGATGCAACGAGCCGCAATAGGAACAAACTCGCTGCCCATTAGGGAATGAATCCCAACGGTCTCCATCCTTGGCGATGTTAGGGCCGGGACCACCTTCCCCACGCCGAGGGCACCAATGAATCTCATTGCCTCTAGTGCGTGGACACTGAGCACTCGTCTGAATCCGGTAACCATCGCTATATGAGCCGATGACGCCGAAACTATTCTCCAAGAACGACATCTTGCCCTTTAGGACATCGTCAGCCGTTTCGTCTCGAAGCTGGCTCCAACTGGACATTGCTGAGACATAGTCCACGTTAGTGACGCCGAACTCTTCTCCGCTTGGCGTTCGTACGCTCCAACTCCATTTGACTGCGGGGTTTTCTTTCAGTTGATCAACGCTCATCGATTGCTCGTCTCCATATCTGAGCTAGTCAGTGGTTCTAGGTAGACAATGGGGCCGGTCTTTTATCGACATCCGGTGCAGTCGGCCTCTGGAATCCCCGTCATGACCAAGGAGAGACACGCGATATACGTCAGCGCCTGAACGCAGGCGCTCATTGCCTAGGTAAGCGCAAGACTTGAAAATGAAGTGGGCCCCGGGATACACGTCTTAATGGGTTGTTTAATGACGGTCCCCACCTTCTCACCCGACTACTCCGCGTGCGCTTCGCCGGTATAACTCACGATCCCTTTTTGTGGGGCCCTATAGGTGAAGTCTTACTTGTCGATCTCGACCTGGTCTTTCAATCTCGCCTTCAGCCATTGCTTGAGAAACGGTGGCGCCTTAACGCCCATCTTCCCAACGTTCTCTAAGATCGAGATCCCTTCCGTCAGCACAACGAATCCGAGGACGCCAGAGATGGCGGTCGATTGAAGCTGGCCAGTTCCAGCGAGTGTCTTCGTTGCCGCAGAGCAGACGTAGACGACCGCGCCATAGCCGAAGAACTTGGTGAGGACGCGACTGAACCTTGCGCTGGTGATCTGCTTGCCAGAGACGATTCCAGCCCACACGCCGGTCGCCGTGTCGAGAAGGATCAGGACCGCCGCGGTATACGCGATATCTCTCGATGCCATAGGGATGGTGTAGTCAAGAATGGCGGCGAGGATCCCCGCGAGACCTTTTAACAGCCAGGCGTCCGCAAAGAGCTTTTTGAGGAACTCTGGGAGTGGCAAAAACAGTCGTAGTGCTTCGTGCATGGCGATTAACGGAAGTCGTCGATGTCTACGGTGTTGAGGGAATGACTCACGCCCCGGGATGTTTCGGCCAGGTAGATGAGGGCTAAGTCGCGATCAAAGCATGATTCCGCATTCCGCAATTCATCTAGGCCTATCCACGCAATGAGGTCCTCATCGTGTTCAACCTTTGCTGTCTCTTGGATGGTCATGACAGATCAGGCTTGACGATCAAGACGTAAGGGATCTCAGCCTGCTTCTGAGCGTCCATGGCGTGATAGACCGAGTCGATGAACTCATCCCACTGATCGGGATAGATCGTCTGGCACCCTTCAGAACTCGTCGAGTTGTACGAGCCTTTGTGGATGTTGATCGCGACGCCTTCTGATTGACCAACGCCATCACGAGTAACGGGGAGTTTCTCGCCTGGTGTCGCTGGGCGAAGAGCTGGATAGCTTGGCGGGCGACTGATTCGGTGGCGTCCCTTCTTGTACCAGTGGACA